TTTTAAGAATATGAGTTACATAAATCAGATAGTAAGCCTTTTACAAGTAGCGGATTTCGTAGGCGAACACGAATACATAGAAATCGCAAAAGGTAAATATCAATTGCATACGGGAGTAGTCGCGAACTACAAACAAGCGATTAGGGAGTTTAAAATACAAAGACAAAAGAAAAATGGCAGAAAAAAGAACTATTGAACTTGAGATTCAAGATAATTCCAAAACGCTTAAACAACAATACAAAGAAGCCGTTGTAGAATTACAAAAGGTTTCCGCAGCGTATGGAGAAACTTCGGACGAAGCGGTTGCAGCAGCAAAAGCCGCCGCCGAATTAAAAGATCAAATCGGATTCACTAACGATTTAATAAACTCATTTAATCCCGACGCTAAATTTGATGCGTTAAGTAAGTCGTTTGGTGGAGTTCTTGACGGCTTTTCCGCAGTTCAAGGAGCAATGGGGTTAGTTGGTGTTGAATCCGCAGCCGTTGAAGAAACGATGTTAAAGGTTCAAAGCGCTATGGCTTTGTCTCAAGGTTTCCAAGGTTTAATGGAAGCTAAAGATTCATTTAAACAATTAGGTACCGTTGCAAAAGATACCTTTAAAAGTTTATCTTCCGAAAGTTCGTTAGCGGGTAAAGCCACAAGCGCACTTGGACCCGTATGGAAGGCAGTTGGATTATCGGGTAAAACTGCATTAAGTGGAATTCGTGCGGGTATAGCCGCAACGGGAATAGGCTTATTAGTAGTTGCATTGGGTGCGGTTGTTGCCTATTGGGACGATATTAAAGCCGCAGTTGGTGGGGTAAGCGGCGAAATGGAAAAGAACTTAGAATTATCGCATCAACAGGTAGAAAACGCTCAAAGCGAAGTAGAATTATTCGACCTTCAAGAAAACTCATTACGACTTCAAGGAAAATCGGAAGAAGATATTTTAAAAATTCGCCAAGGTAAATTAAAAGTTTTAGCCAAAGAAGAAGAAAAAGAAATCGCGTTAGCCGAAAAGAAAAAGAAATTAGAAGTTGACGCCGCTAAACGAAATAAAGGTTTATTAGAAGGATATTTAACAATGCAAATCGAAGGTATTATTTTACCTTTTCGAATTTTAGGCGGTTTGGTTGATGCTACAATGTTAACCATTAACGCAGGACTACGAGCGGTTGGCGCAGATGAAATAAAATATAAAACTATAAATAGTTATTTAACTGAATTTCGCGAATATGCAGCGGATGGATTATCTAAAATGGTATTCGATCCCGAAGGAATAGCTAAAGAATCAGATGCGGCTATTAAAGCAATGAAAACTGGTTTAGAAAAAACTAAAAGCGAAATCGCAGGCGCTGAATTAGAAATACGCGACTTGAAAAAAGGTTCTACGACTTCGCAAGCTAAAGACAAAAAAGAAGCGGATATGTCAATGACTGAATATCTAAACGCACTTGAAGTCGAACGACAAGCAAAAATAACCGACGCTAAAGAAAAAGAACTCCAAGAACTTGCGAATAAATACGACGAAATGAGCGCCCTAGCTGATAAAGCGGGACAAGATACAACGGAGTTAACTAAAAAATATCAGCAAGACCAAATAGATATAACCAAAAAATACAACGATTTAGAAAAACAAGCACAAGCCGAAAAGGACGCGGAACTATTACAAAAAATGCGCGAAGCGGATATGGCGGCGTATGAAGTAGAAAAGAATGCCCGTCAACTACGAATTGACGGAATGAAAGAAGGACGATCAAAAGAACTTGAAATAATAGATTTGGCTTATGATTCCGAATTACTTGCTTTGAATAATCAACTTGACGCAAAAGCAATAAGCGAAGAAGATTACCAAAAACAAAAAGCGTTAATGGAAGAAAAGTACGGCAAACAAATTGCCGATACTAACAAGAAATTCGACGACGAAGATAGGGCGCGAAGACAAGAAGCAATCCAAAGAAACGCGGATTTTACTAAACAAGGGCTAAGCATTATTTCAGACATTACGGAAATGTTCGGTAAGAAATCTGAAAAACAAGCTAAACGCGCCTTTGCAATTAAAAAAGCGGCAAATATAGCAACTGCATTGGTTGACACTTACACAAGTGCAAACGCGGCTTATTTATCGCAGTTTACTCCCGTTCCCGACCCTTCTTCTCCCGTTCGTGGTGCTGTTGCGGCGGGGTTAGCTATTGCTTCGGGGTTGGTTAACGTTGCTAAAATTGCTACACAAAAGTTCGAAGGTGGTGGCTCTACGGGTGCGGGTGGTAGTGGTGGTGGTGGTTCAATAGGTGGTGGAATGTCGGGAGGAACTCAAGCGCCTTCGTTTAATGTCGTAGGTAATAACGGACTAAACCAATTAGCGCAACTTCAACAACAACCTACACAAGCATACGTAGTTAGTGGACAAGTAACAACGGCACAAAGTTTAGACCGTAACCGAATACAAAACGCAACACTTTAAAACAAATTAAATTATTAAGTTATGAGAATTATTGAACTAATCATAGACGAAAACGACGAACAAAGCGGAATCGACGCGGTAAGCGTTGTTAAATCTCCCGCGATCGAAGAAAATTTTGTAGCGTTAAATAAACACGAAATCGAACTTAAAGAAGTTGATACGGAAAAACGCATTTTAATGGGTGCGGCTTTAGTTCCAAACAAACAAATTTACCGACGTAACGCAAAGAACGAAGAATACTATATTTACTTTTCTGAAGATACAATACGAAAAGCAAGTGAATTGTTTTTAATGCGCTCGAACCAAAACAACGCGACTTACGAACACGAGAAAAAACTCAAAGGTTTAAGCGTGGTTGAGTCGTGGATAATCGAAGACGAAAAAAAGGACAAGTCGAACCTATACGGATTCTCACTACCTAAAGGAACTTGGATGATTTCAATGAAAGTAAACAACGACGAAGTTTGGAACGATGTTAAAGAAGGCAAAGTAAAAGGCTTTTCAATCGAAGGTTACTTCGCGGATAAATTCGAAATGAATTCGGAAGAAGAAGAAGCCACGGAAATAGTAAACGAACTTAAAAATCTATTAAACATAAAATAAAATGAGTACAATTAACACAATCCTAAACAAGTTAGGAAAAATCGAAGCAATCGAAAAAACAAATCTAGAAAAACACGAAGTTAATTTAAGTGTAATTAGCGATTTTACGGAAGAAGCAAATAAAACGATAGTTAAGGGAGATTTACTTAAAAAAGAAGGTTCGGAATTAGAAGGTAAATTAAATCAATACTTCAAATTAAAAAATGATTTAGAAAATCAAAAGAAATCTTTGGAAACTAATTTGAAAACTATACAAGCACGAATTGACGATATTAATGCAGGCTATAATAGAACTACAAAAGTATATACGGAAATAGTTAACAAAGCATCGGAATTAGGGTTTGATTATCCTAAAAATATCGACTCAACAATGAAAAGAATAGAAGACCTTTTGAGTTATAGTAAAAGTGTTTCTCCTAAAAATGTAAAGTTATAAATGGCTAAACAAGTTGCAACTTCTAACCACGTTCAAAAGCCAAAGATTAAGCGTCCAAACGTACACGCGAAATCAAAAACGAGCCAACTTAAAACGTCAAAGAATTACAAAAAACTAAATCGCGGACAAGGATGAAAGCAAGAAGACAAGAAATAAGAAATAGTCCGCGTGGTGGTAAGCGTGGTTGTTTATGCAAGAATAACACCTATAACTCAAAGTGTTGCACTGGCGAACTACAAAACCAAGGAATCGGAAGCGACGTAACACCACCGAATCCAGTTCCACCACCCCCGCTTTGGTATCCGAAGCCATAACAAAATGCAACAAAACTTTTAACCTTTAATTATAATAATATGAAAACAATTTTAGACAAAATCAACAAGGCGGATGAAATCCAAGCTAATAAAGTTGAGTTAGCAAAACACGAAATTGAGTTAGGAAGTGTTGAAAATTTACAAAAGTATATTAATGATAGAAAAACTATTGTTAGTAGTTACGACAAATCTAGAACAAAATTAGCTCAAGTATACAGGGATTTAGACGATGTTATGGAAGCCTTAAAAGGATTAAAAAGCTATGTGATTAAACAAAATATGACAGCAAGTAAAGATTACAAAGCAATAGAAGCAAGTGCAAAAGAATTAGGAATTAATGCAAATGATATTCCCGTATATAAACAAACCGAAGTTGTATTTAATGATAATCAAAAATTGATTAACGAAATTGACACAATATTAAAATCTAAATAAACACAAATGAAAAATAGCACACTATTAGAAAAAATAAAAGCGTTGTTATCTAACGAAATAAAGTTAGAGCAAATGTTAATGGGAGACGGAGTAACCAAAATCGAAGCTGAAACATTTGAAGCGGGTAAAGAAGTTTTTGTCGTAACTGAAGACGAACAAAAAATTGCCGTTCCCGTTGGTGAATACGAACTTGAAGATGGGCGTATTATTGTGATCGTTGAAGAAGGTATTATTTCTGAAATTAAAGAAAAAGAAGAAAAAGTTGAGGAAGAAGTTGCACCAACCGAGGAACCAACTGAAGCAATGCCTGAAGAAGAAATGTCAGCGCCTGTATCTACTCCTAAAAAAACAATCGAATCCATTGTTAAAGAAACGTTCTTTAGCGAAATGGAAAAACTTAAAGAAGAAAACGAAGCGTTAAAAGTTGAGTTAGCAAAACTTTCAAAAGTTGCCGAAGTCGTAGAAGAAAAGACCGAACTTTTTGAAACACCCGCTCCTATTTCTTTTAACCCCGAAAACGAAGCTAAAACCGAATTTACTAAAATCGGTAAAAAAGCACCACGCGGAATAATGGATTCCGTATTAAACAAAATGTATAAATAATTAAATTAAAAAAAAATGGCTAATCCAACAATTACTACTTCTTACGCTGGTCAGTGGGCAGGTAAGTACGTATCTGCAGCTTTATTAAGCGCACCAACTATCGAAGGCGGCGGTGTAACCGTTATGCCGAACGTAAAATACAAAGCGGTTATTCAACGACTTGAGACAACTGATTTTTTGAAAGACGCATCTTGCGACTTTACACCAGTTGGGACCGTTGATTTAACTGAGCGTGTATTACAAGTTAAAGATTTACAAGTTAATATGACTTTTTGTAAATCAGAATTTCATTCAACTTGGCAATCTATCGAAATGGGTTATTCTTCTTTCGACACTTTACCAAAATCTTTTTCTGATTATTTGATCGCTTACGCTGCTGAAAAAGTTGCTGCTGCTAACGAGATTTCTATTTGGCAAGGTAATAGCGCGGTTTCTGGTCAATTTGACGGGTTATTTACAACTGCACAAGCTGATCCTAACCTTCCTGTTGCTCAAAACATCGCGGGTGGTGCTATCAACGCGGGTAACGTTATCCCTGCTTTGCAATCAGTTTACAATG